CTCAAGCTGGGATGCATTAGGTGGCAGTAATGAGGAAACTCGATTATTCACCGACGCCCCCAATCGAAATATTAACGCTGGTGCAATAGGCCGCTTGATGGTCAAGCACTCTGATATCAGCGGATGGGCTAATTAGATTGACGTTATTGACGCCACTTTGGTGTAGCGCTTTATATATTGCTGAACGGGTAATATCAGCCCCTAACCGGCGCTGTTCTTTTTGGTAGAGTGCTAACGCTTGATTAGCAGCGGCTAACACCACTTGAGAATCAGGCCCCGGCAACAGTTGCAGCACAGCTTGCACACTATAATTAACAATACTCGCGCCTTGGATGGTGACTCTATCGCCCTGCGGCCGTACTTTTGACGGGATATTAGACTGGGATAAACCATCGGCACTGATGCCAAAGACGTCACGCACCTTAATAAGCAGCTCATTGCTGACTGTGCCATCACCCTCGATTGACAGAATGGTGACTACCATTTCACAGGGTTCTGGACTCACGGCTTTGGCATCAGCCACGCGGCCATCGGCGCCCAGCGCAAAAAAGATATAACCGTCGATACTGCCCGCCGTATTTAAGCCATCAAACGCCATTTGCACGCGGCGCTTAAAGGATTGCTCATCCTCTAAAATTTCAGGGATGGGCGGTACTGCAGTTGGATTACCCGCTTGGATAACTAATGGCGCTAGGTCATAACGAGAGCCAAGTGCAATCAAATTATTGCCCGTTGATGAGGCTAAAATATTGCCGCGAGTGGCATCATTAATTTGCGCAACCAGGTGCATTTCACGGTAGGCAAATACCTGCAGTAATTTGGTAATAGGGTCCGACTCTAACGCCACCACAGTTTCATAGCTGGGGTCGATATTAATCAGTAATTGCTTGAGCGCAGCAAAGCGCTGCTCAAAGCTCAGCGGCTGGATAATGTCAGGCACAGGGACTTTAGATAAGTCGATTAGCTCAGCCATAGATGACCTCGAATGATTGTGCGCGTTGGGTGTCGATACGGTCGGTCACTAGGTTGAATTGCACTTTGCCGTCGCTGCCGCCACTGATAATTTCAATCTCAGTAATGCTAATACGCGGCTCCCAGCGGGTTAGCGCGATAACTGCCGCCGCCATAAGCTGCAGCTTTACCGCGGCGCTTTGTGGCTGGTCGATAAGTTCAAAAATGGCGCTGCCGTAGTCACGGCGCATCACGCGCGAACCCAGTGGTGTGGTTAAAATATCCTGGATACTTTGGCTGATATGCTGCGACTCACTAATACTTTTTCCCGTAAAGCGATTCATACCTTGCCAGTTTTTATTGGTACTCATTGCGGGCCTCCAGAAGTGCCTGAGCCGGCATCGACACCGCCATGTTTATGGGTGCCAAATTCAATGCCGTCAATATTGGCGCCGCCAGTAATCGCCATACCGCCGCTGTTGGTCAGCTTGCCTGAATGATCAATCGCCCCAGTAACCTTGGCGCCCTGTTCTACAGTGAGCTTTTTCTTTACCAGCACATTGCCCGTAAACTCCGAATTTGGGCAATCGATAGTCACCCGCTCGCTGGCTTGTACGATGGCGGTTTTAATACCAGTCACTTTTAGCGCGCTGGTGTCTGGGTCGTACTCAATTACCGCGCCATCTGGATAAACGGTGCGCTCACGATTAGCGTTATCGTCTGGCTCTGGGTTTTCATCGCTATAAAGCGCAGGAAGAATGTAGGCGTTGGTAAGGTCGCCACTGAGCGATAGCAGCATAACTTGCTCGCCAACGGTAGGGCGCCAACTGGTTTTTGCTGTGCCGGCACGACGGGTAAAAAAGGGCCTAAATTGAGTAAGTAACTCACCAGTTTTTACGCGGCACGAATCACCCTTTACTTCGGCAACGGTGCCAATACGTAAAAGGTTATCGATACGGCGTGTAAGTTCGGCAATCGCGGCGGTCGTGTTCATGCGGCTATGGTTGCCAGTTGTATGGCTAGCCGCTAGCGGTTTGGGTGGTATGTGGGAAGTTATAGCGCAAGAGATAAAATATGACTTTTCTGCTCTTTTAGTTGAAGCAATATTATAAATGAAACAGTTTAGGTAGCATCCAACTGACTAGTTTTGTGTTCTCGGCTGTTCCAGCTACCTAATTTGAGTGGATTTTGTTAGAAATGGAGACTTTATGAAACCACAAATTATTTATGATTTGAATGACTTTTATCGAGATCGTCATGGTTGGGTTTACTTTCTAATAAGTGAAGATATGCGTTATATGAAAATTGGAAAAACAAATGCAGAACTACAAGCAAGAGTTAGGTCCGCAAACTCAAGAGGAGACAAACGGTTTCGTCTATTACTTGCCTATAACAATGCTAATTTAGAAAGAAAATTCTTACATTATTTTGAGAGTTACCGCGCAAGATATAACTGGCACGAACCAAGCTCTCGTCAAAATGGTCTGACATACTGTGAACTTTGGAAAGTCGCAACAGCCCATATCCGGCGTAAACATGGCTGCTATAAAAAGCGTTATGTGTTATGGGCAATTCATCAACATGCTCAAATCACAAGAGAAGAGCTTTGTAAAATACCACCTAAAAAACTTGCTCCGAAACTAAGAGTGATGATCGAAGCAGAGCTTGGCATCATGAGTTAAAAACATATAAATTATTGAATCAATACATAGGTTAAACATTTAAGCTATGGAGCTATAGCCTTTGTCACATACATTGTTCAAAATCAGAACTAACATTAACTAATGGATTAATTTATGTCTAAACGAAGCATAACATTAAAGCGAGACGGCTTATTTGGCTTTCTCTCAAACCACACCGTTGGTACTGACGCACTAAATGTTCTGTCATTAATCGACGGTATAACAGATCCTGAAATTGTGTCAGAAAGTGAAAACCAAGTTCAAATATCATATGAATGGACAGGTAAAGCAACATTTTATGGTGCGGATGACCTATTTGCCGAATATGGGCTTAAGCGTACAGATTGATAACAAACAATTCCCAACTTAACTTAAAATGCATTTTGCTATACATAAGTTTAAATCTAAATAAATGCTATACCCGATAATCACGGAGGATAAATGAGAAATTTGGCAGATGATGAAAAAGTTGCACAAAAGAAAATCCTGAGACTACAACCTTTAATACCCAAAAAGCTTGCTGTTAAAGAAGAAAAAATAGCTAAAAAACAGGCAAAAAGTTCAGATAGTGAAATGGTGAAATTACAGCAGTTATACAAGCTAGCCGATGAACTCACCTCTAAATTGACACCGATTACCATATGTAAAGCTGGCTGTGGAAACTGTTGTAAAATCAATGTGTCAATCACTGAGCACGAAGCACAGATGATTTCCATTCATACAGGTAAATTAATAACCAAGAGTTTATTTTTTACTACGACTAAGCCTGATTTCCACGGTACACCATGCCCGTTCTTAATTGATGATAAGTGCTCAATTTATTCTGTACGTCCATTTGTATGCAGAAGACAGGTTTCCGTGATGCCTTCCGAGTATTGGTGTCATCCAGATATTAGTCTTGATATCCAAGTTCCAATGATAGAATTCTCTGAATTGTCTAAGGCATTTTATGCAATTGCAGCACGGAGTGAGGTTAAAGATATTCGAATTTGGTTTCGTTAAAAGCGTATCGACTATTCAAAAGGTAATATCAAACATTTGTGTTTTCTTGTGTAACGTCAAATCTAAAATATTGATTGTAAAAGTTTTAACCATTAACGTGCTACATGATTAACGATTTCCTCTTCTATCATATCCATCTCATTTTGAGTGAACCCCAACAACTCCCGCTGCGGATATTGTGCCGATATCCGCTCGTTGATCCGGCCCCTTAGCCCGTATTGATGCTCGGTCGCTATGCGAGAAATAAACCCAGTAAAGCCCACGCTGGCCGCTTGGGATGAATACTCAGGCTTTAAGTATTTTTGCCTGATGATCTTCTGGAACATCAGTTTTCGTTTAATGGCCCCGATACGTTTTGCCCATGCTGGCTGAGGTTTTCGCGATTCAAATGCCGAGCCATCTGGCGCGGTATTTTGCTTAATCCGCTTCGCTTGGGTGGCGCGCAGTCGTCTTGCAATATCGCGGCTGAGTTGCTTGCGCGCTGCTGGGGATAGTTGCTGTATGAGTCCGTCAAACAGTTCATTTAGGCGGGTTAGATCGTCGGTGGCCATGGCACTTCAATTCCGTTGGTGTATAACGTCCAATCGATTGCTTCATCATTGAAAACTGGCTCAGGTAAGTGCGTCACCTCAAGCTGCATTCCCTCGCCTGTCACCACTCTAACGCGCTCCGTAAGTGCTAGCACTATCTCAATATCAGCCGTGGAGTGATTAATGATTTCAGCCTTGAATTTAAACCCTGACTCGCGCTTATCCGGGTTAAATAACAGTTCTGGCTGCTGCGTGGCCAGCCAGCCTAAAATCGGCACAATCAGCGTATCGGCATGCGCGGCATAGTCGGTCACCACTAAGACGCAGTTGAATTGATACTCAAAACTCAGGTTTTGCCCCGCCCCGGTGGCGATGATGTTGCCGTTCTCAATAAATACGTGCAAGCAGTCGGGGTTACGCTGCAAATGCGGCACTTGTTTGGATAGTAACTCGCGCAGTTGCGCTGGCTTATTCATGGCGTTTACCTTCTGTCTGCAAGGCGTTGGCTTTAGCTTTCTGTTTATTTTGGCAGTCGATGATCATATCGATTTGCGCAGCGCACTCATGCCATGCGGCTTCACAGGTATCGAGCTCACTGCTGATCCCCTGATTGCTGATGGGGTTGCTCGCGGGTAACTGGCACGGGATCACGAGTGGACAACCAACGACGGTACTCTGCACTGCCACTAATGGCGGGGCGCTGGTGCAGCCGGCGAATAGCATCAGGCAACTGAGCATCAGCCCACGCTTTAACATC